GCGTTAACGACGATTTGAGAGTCACGGATAAGGTCAGCGACCGAGCGGCCCCAGAAGCTACCCGGCACGTCCTCGTAGGACGCTACGTAGTACGGCTTGCGGCCAAGGAAGTCGGAGTTGATGACAGCCTTGATGACGTGCGTACCGATCAACCATGCTTCGATGTTATATTCGCGCAGCGGGTCTTCAATCTCGGACTTGTCCATGCCCCAGTCGAGCAGCACCTTGCCCTGCACCGGACCCCAGAACTGGAGCGCGTCGATCAGACCGTCAACGTTCTGAGCAATTTGTGTGGTAGCCTTACCCTCAGCCGAAGCCATCGCAACGTCGTTTGTAAGCCACTCGCGCAAGCCATTACGACCATATTCATCCAATACCATGCGGATGGACTTGTCGTCGTAGCCCTCGACCCCGATCATCTGGTTGAGGTCTTCACGAGACAGCTTGTGCTTCTCGATCAGGTAGCCTTCATGGACGTTGGTAGCAGCAGGCGACGGATATATGTCAAACGGGGACGTGCGTTCCCATTCAGCTACGAGCTCTTCAGTGACTTCAGGCGAGAAGTTAGTACCGTCCTTCGGAACCCACTTCAGCGTCTTTTTCTTGCGGATTACAGGGCCTTTGAGGATCGCTGAGGGGAATGTCGTGATGTCATCGATAAACGCGTCCAGAGCCTGCATAAAGCCGCCCTGCACAAGCTGATCTTCCATCTTATCAGCCATACGGTCAGCACGCACACGAGCTTCCTCGCGCAGCGCATTGAGGGCCTCTTCCTTGGCCTCCTGCATCATGTCGACGACTTGCTCTTGGCCGACAGGCTGACCCGACATCAGTGCCTGCTTGATGGGCTGAGCTACAACGCCAATGAGCTGCTCAGCGAGCTGAGGCGGAAGATCGGGCAACGGCGTGGGGCGCAGAGTCCAAGGACGCTCTGAACCCGACTGCATGAGGACATCACGCAACCACGACGCAGCGGCACGTGTCTTGACCGATGTCAGGCCCGCAAAAATCTCCGAGCCGCCCATCTCACGAATTTGACCAAGCTTCTCGGGGTCGTACTCCGAGCGACGCGCGCGCAGATTCTGGATCATGCGCGGCTCAACGGTCATCTGCTTGGCAGTGCGAGCCTGATCCCAGCACTTGCGGATATAAGCCGTAAGCCCCGTGATAAACGGCTGATTCTGCGTATCTTCCGCAGCTTTGCGTTCTTCATCAAGCAACACTTGAAGGGGGGCTGCTCGAACGACTCCGAGCTGTACGACTTGGGAATCCATTTCGGCTCCGATTTCTACTATGCGCGCATGCCTATAGTATGTTATTTCTTAGGTTAAGTCCAGCCGTAAGCATTTACGCGTTTTACCTCCCTCCGCTGTGCTTGCTGCTGGACCCCAAACATAGTCCCGCCTTCTGCATGCAAGCACGCATACTGGTGCGCATCCGCCACGTGGGAGTGTGAATTCTTCTCTGGGCTGGCATCCATCTCGCCGTTTTTCTTCAGCCTGTACCGATACCCGCCTCTGAGCGCCCGGATCAGCTCAACCGCGCCCGGATCAATCAAATGCCCCGGCCCTGAGTCAATTTGACGCGACAATAGCTTCTCAACAGCGGAAATCCGCGCCACAATGGAGTTAGACGAGGCTGGAACTACCCTAAACCCCTCCGCGCGCAGAACATCGAAGCAACTTTTCTCGTCAGTCTGCGCTCGCTGGCTACCTGCCGGGTCCCCAACGACCATAACAGGTAGACCAGCGAACTTTTCGACCAGCACAGGGCGCAATTTCTCTTGAATAAACCGAGAAATCCCCATCCCCTCGCTAGTTACGGACGCAAAAGTAAGAAAACGCCCGTGTAAATCGATCTGATTGATGGTTGCAGCGGGCGAAAGCCCAAAATCCATGCCAATAATCAGGGGTTTTTCCCCGGATCGGATGGGTCGCAGAGGCCCTTTTGCAACGTGAAAATCGGCCCGAAACGACGGAAAAACGGCCTTACCAGCCAAGGATTTGCCGAATTTGGCGTGAATATACACGTCAATCCAGTCCTCAGACTTACCTTCGGCAAGGTTATCGTAGTAATCCTGCGGCAGAAACTTCACCCAGTCGGCATCCGGCGACAAGCCGGACGGCTGGAAGAACACCGACGCGTTCGCTGGCGGGTCTGACAGGAAGTTTTCCCAGAACGTATCCATGTCTGGCGGGTTGGTAGCCCCCCAAACCATCGCGTTGCTCTGCCCTGAGTCAGTAACGCACCCTTGGATCGGGTTCCCTTTCTTGTCCACACCCCACTCAGGGCGGTGCGGCACCATCATCCCATCAGGATAACGACCCAGACGACCCTGCAATGCTTCAAAAATCGTCGGGTTGATCTCTCGAAACTCGTCCAACACCCCGAACGACGCCTGAAGTGACAGCAGTCGCCTCACGTCGTTGGAGTCGTCGAGCCCTCTGAACAGCACCTCACACTCAACATCGTCGAACCGGAGGATGAATTTGTATTCGGTCTTAAGGTAGGTACCTGCAACTCCATCAGGATACCATTTAAGAAAATCAGGGATTGTCGTATCGCGTAGCTGCTCACGAGTATTACGTATAACGATAGCCCGAGAACGGCGCACGCCGTCACGGCACGCTGCCATTTGTTTTGCATGGTATGCGATCTTCATCAGGGATGCTGTGGTCTTGGTAGAACCAACTGGGCCACAGATCAGGTTGATAAAGTTGGACGAAGTAAGGAACCCCGCCGCCGACAATGGGGGTTCGTAGGTAAGATCGCTCATTTTTTCTTGGCAGTCTTAGCGCTCTTCTTAAAATCGGCAGCAGTCGGCGCACCCTTGCTACCCGGTTTGCGCATTTTCTCGCCAGAGCCAGCAGCAATCCGCTTACGCTTGGCGTTGATGTTCGCATACAACCCATTCGCCACTGCAACCTCCTAGCATTTCCAAGCACGAAGCGACTTGTTGATCCGGCTATCCGGGTCGTTCGCGGTCTTTTTGGATGTCAGCTTCTTCTTCATGCCCTCCATCCGGGCACAAAAGGACGCTCGGCGTCCCTTGTCTTCCTTGGTTTTAGGGTTCGGGGCCGGAGGTTTCAGGTTCATGCCCTGCTTCTTCGCCGACGCCCGACCCTTGGCATTGAGCCCGCCTTTCGGGTCTTTGCCTTCCTTGCGCTGCCACGCGGGAGACTTAGCCATCGTATTCGTCCTCTTCCACCAGATCGTCAAGCTCGTCCAGTGATGATAAATCAAAATCGGGCACAGGGATAGGCATAACACCATCACACCCTTGCTCAATCAGCTCCGGTTCTTCCTCTTCTGCATCAACTGGATCGGCTTTGGCATCGATCACAATCGGCTGAGTGCCATCGCCTTGCGGAATAACGATAGAAATCGAGAAACCGGGCCCTTGCTGCACAGGCTGGGCATTGGTTTTGGGTCGTAAGTCGCCAACTTCGGCAAGGTGTTTTGCGATGTCGACGATGGTATTGGTGGGAGTCATCTGATCGCGAATGCGCTCGTAGATCACGTCGAGAACCTGCTCATGCAGAACACGCGACTTGGCTTTGCTCATACTACCGTCGAGGCGGTACGTATTTAGAACATCTTCAAGGTTGTAGTCGGTGTCGGCCATGTAAAGCTGTGTGCCTGTTATGGTGTTAGGTCAATGCAGCGAGAGGAAAGCCTCCAGCATCTCCCTGAGTTCAGCCTCAGTATATACGTGTAAATCAGTTATCGTCAACTCCAGAGGATAACACCAGCAATCGTCCTCGACGTGGTTTACGCCATCAGGGCCTCGATGGATGTAGATCGGCTCATCGGGGTCGAGGTCCAATGATTTTATGGTGTCGATCAAGTCATCCATGCGGGGATTATACGCCGCACACTGCGAGTGGGATAGCGAAATTGTCTGTTTACTGATTAACACTACCTAAAAAATAGGGGTTGCTGTGAACGTGATACTTAAGTGATCCACCCCACCCTAACACCCTCGGACCCCACCCCGCCCCCGGCCATGCCCCTATTAACTCCAGTTAATACGTGGGCCGGGCACATGCGCATTAGTGTTGACAAGTTAACAGTGATATGGTTTTATCATGACAGCGGCACGGCAATTCCGCCGCGCTGCAATTTTGAAAGGTACTCCAAATGTCTACGTTCACTGTCCAAGAAGTCGCCAAGTCTTTTAACGATTACTCCAAGGCAGAGGCCAAAATGATTCGCTATATCGTGGCGCATGCCGACAAAGCCGCGACTGGTAGCGAGGGCGAATGGACCAAAGTCTTTGCGCCAGTTTACAAATCAGCGCTTGCGCAAAGCGAGCGCTATGGCAGCAAAGAGTCTCGCGCTGTTATGTTGTCGCGGGTGAAGTCCATTTTTCTTGCCGCTGCAAACGGCATTGACGTTGACGTTAACAAGTCATGGGCAGCAGAGGCCAAACGTGCCAGCGAGATTCTCAAGGCCCGTGGCATCGTCAAAGTCACGCAACGTGGCGCACACAACAAGGTGACAGCAGGCAAGGCCGTCAACACCAAAGCCGCCGTTGCAGCAGAGGCCAGCGAGGCCAAGGCCAAGTCACGCCGCCAGCAAGTCAAAGTCTTTACTCGCGAGCAATTGCTTGAAGCCGCCTTTATCGTGACAGGCAACAGCGATTTGGCCGCGCTGCTAGTCAACGCCACGCTTGGGCATCGTGAACAGCTTGGCAAGGCATTGCGTGCAATCTGCGCTGAATAATCCATAACACCTTAACAACAATCTAAGCCTCGGCAGAAATGCCGGGGCTTTTTTGTGCCTATCGTTCGCGCCTATTAACTGGAGTTAATACGTTAACATCTATTAACTGGAGTTAATACGTTCACGCCAGCGATGGGCATCGCTTGTTGATAGGATGTTATGGGCATCATGAGAGAGATATATGGCACGGGCGAACCGACATATGGCACGACATTCACGCCAATATGGCACGATCACAAGAATGGCTGTTTTCCGCCACTTGTTGGAGATTTGTAGC